CATGGAAGACGGACATACGGACTCACACGGGCAACCCGCCCGAACCGGGCTTCCGAAAGGCAGGTCACAATGGCCACTTTACAAACTTTGTTCACGAACAAGAAGCAGGGCTTCTCGTGCGAGATCACGATACCACAGGATTTCCAAGCGGAGTTCGACGCGCTTACCCCCCGCATGGCGTATTGCGCGGCCTACGGTTTCGGTCAATCCACGATTGACGGTATCGCGGGGATGAAAGATCAGGCCGCATTCGAAGGCAAGATCATGAAGAAGTCCGACGCGATATTCGCGGGGACAGTTCGCGTGGCGGGAAGCGGGGAACGGACTCCGACGAAGACCCCGATGGAACGCGAGGTGTGGAAAATCGCGGCCTTGGATTTGGCGGAACTCTTCACCAAGAAGAAAGTGCCGAAGGACAAGCAAGCGGTTTACGTTCGCATGAAGGTCGAACGGGATTGGGACGAACTGGTCGAACAAGCCCGGATCAACCTTGAAAAGGTCGAAACGATCAAGCCCGATGCATTCGCCGCTTTGGACGAACTCTATGCGGAAGACGAGTCGGACGAAGAGGAGTCCGACGAAGAAGACGACGAGTCGTGAGACAATCGGGGTGGCCAATGGCCACCCCTTCCCGCCACCCTTTTGAAAGCCAGATCCATGAAGAAACCAAAGCCGGAAACCAAGGTCCGCGTGATTCGCGATACGCGCGATGCTACGAAGGATTATTGGCTGCATTGGCAAATCGCCCGGAAACTCTACGATGAAGGCATCTTGGCATTCGACCTTACCAACAACTGCTATTGTGAGAAGAACTCATGAACCGGAGGCGCCAATGGCGCCTCCTCCCTTCCACCACATTTGAAAGCCAGTCCAATGTCACCAGAAGTCAGAGAAGCTTTCCGCGAGCTATGCCTTGGCATCGCAGAGGAGATCAACGCCAGTCCACAGGGCGTTCCCGCCGGGCCACTGTATATGGCCTTTGCCACCAAAGGGTTCTCCCTCGAACAATTCGAGGCCATCATGGGCGCCCTGGTCGCGACGAAGAAGATCAGCAAGAGCGGACATCAATACTTCCCAGCGAAGCAGAAATAGCACTCGAGGGGGCCAACTGGCCCCCTCTTCACGCTGCTGGCGCCCACTGCCCAGCCCATGCAGGGGCCGAAACCCTCTTCCTTGCAATGCAGGGCTGTAAACTACGGTTGTAAAAGACACAACCGGGTGCACAACTGTAGCTGGTTGTGTTACCCATCGCGGACACATGAAGGTCTGGACGTGAAAATGCAGAGAGCCAACTGCAGGCTGGCTTCTGTAGGAAATATATATATATAATACCCCCCTCTCAGGCATACATGAAGGCCCACAGCACTCTGTGTGACACCGACGGGTCACATGTTCGGGGGGTGTTGTATGGGTCGTTGTGTGGGCTCTCCAGTCCCATGCGCGTGAAGCTGGCATACCACTACACAATCCGATTGTGCGCTGGCGTTATTTGTGCCATAATTGTGCATTTCGCAGGAGGAACACACGCAATGCCACTCGTTATCATACACCCAACTAGAGGGCTTTTCGTTGCTGCCCTCAACAACAATCCCTCATTCTCAAAGCGGCGAAACGCAGCCTTCGCCTTCTTCACCACAGCGGGCGAAGCCCGTGCAGAATTATCCAATTGGCCACTTAATATCTCTCAGTTTTGTAGAGTATACAATACCGAGCGAGATCTCGCGTCAATCAGCGATCTGCTATCCTATCTAGAACGAAACGCGAAGAAACTACAAAATGGTCTCAGTCCCTGGACTTAGCACCCCTACACAATCCAATTGACAACTGGGGGAAGATATGCCATTGTTGTGCATGGCACAACGGGCTTCGCCCGTAGAGCACCCACGGAGACTCACCCATGCGAACCAGCTTTCACACTCGTCTTGGACCTGCATCACTCGCGATTGCAGATCTCACAGACTACTATTCCAAAGGGCTTATCATCACCCGCCTTAACACTCCAAAGGCTCATCGTGGGCAGGGCCACGCTAGCGCCCTCTTAAAGCGCATCTTAGCAGAAGCAGATACCACAGGCACCACCCTGTGGCTCGAGATCGCACCTTCGGATGGCCTGGATTTTGACGCCCTCGAGGCTTGGTATTCACGCCACGGCTTTAGCAACATCGGTGGCATCTACCGCAGGAAACCAAACCACAGGAAGGAGACTCATCATGAAACTCGTTCTTAACAAAACCTACGGGGCATTCCACCTCAGTGATACGGCTCTTTGCCGTATCGCTCACTTGAAAGGCAAGAACATCTACCCGCAGGAAGTGGAGGGTTATACCTGCTACTACGAGGACCCTGACTTCAATGAGTCCACTTACTGGGATCCCTACACCTGGGATCGCACAGACCCGGATCTAGTTCGTGCAGTGGAAGAGCTGGGGCAGCTGGCCGGCGAGGGCCTTGTAGTGCGCAACATTGATTCTGGCCAGCTCTACCGCATTTGCGAGTACGACGGAAAAGAGTGGCTGGAGTTTCCATCTGACATCAACTGGGAGATTGCAACATGACACCTGACAAGCTTGACTTACTCTTCGGAGGACAGAATTACATCATCCTCTGGATAGTATTAGCAGCCCTAGTTTGGGGCATTTGGAAACACTTCACACACTACGACTCATAGAGCGGCTTCGCCGCCAGGAGTAATTCCCATGAACGACTCTCGGAAGAACCATCTTGAAGCAGCTAGCAAACTCATCTCACAAGCCATGGATCTCATCAAAGATCTAGGAGATGAGGAACAAGAAGCCTTCGATAACCTACCACAGGGCTTGAAGGATGCAGAGCAGGGAGAGAACATCTCAACCACCATTACCATTCTCGACAGCACAGTGGGTGCACTGGAGGAAGCTCTCTCAGGGATCGACGACGCTTTGGCTTGACTCAAAGCGACCTTGAAGTTTATCTTCCCACGCGCCTTCACCTTTTGACTTGCACCTGACTTGCACTCTAGTTGGCTTTTGACTTGCACTCTAGTTGGCTTTGGTGTCCAGCGGACTTGATTGTCCGCTGGCATCCTAAACCAAAGGAGAGTAGCCATGAAAACCTCAGACCGCTTTAACCACAGGATTAGCACTCTAGTCGATACATATCAGGGTGCAGTCCCTCTCGCTCGCCTTCTACTTGAAGCAGCACGCTTGGAGAGTGAATCTGGTCGACCAGAGCTATATCTTCAGCAGGAGTATGGTGATGTCTTCCTCCTTCTCACCTTCTCAGATGGAAGCACCGCAACTCTAGCAGTAAATGAGGAGATGTGAGATGAGACCACAGGATTTTTGCCCACGCCTTCGCGCCTATTCTCATGAGGATGCAGATGGCATCTCCTGGGACATGGAGGCAATAGCAGTTGACTTCATCTCACTTGCAAAGGCAGGTGGGATGGATGAAGCTGCTTTCTTTCGTGCCCTGCATCAGACCTGGCCGGAGGTCACAGTTGATTTGCGTCTTGAGAGGGAGCTAAACTAATGCCCGGGATTTGCATTCTGACTGGAAGGAGCTTCTAGATGCCAATCACTCAAGAACGCATGATCGCCCTTTGCACCGAGGGCCTGGCCCAGCGTCAAGCCTTCGTTCGCTTGCGAGATGAAATCAGCACCACCTTAGCAGCCCATCGCATGGATACCCTCATGGCGATAACCCTGATCGAGGGCATCATAGCGACCTCCCAACTCCCACCGGCGGACAACCTCATTGCAGAGTCCGTCCATTGGCGCTACCGCAGGGGCGCGAACGAGAAGAACAGGGATCGCATGCGCAGAAAGCGGGCTACCCAGCCCCATCCAATCAACGCGCCAACCAGCGTTATCCGCCCCCTCACTGACTCTGACTTGGAGAACCTTAACCTTGATGAGGAATTTGCGCGTTGGAACCGAGGAGAATCTCATGATTAAGATCGAAACTGGAATTCCTGTCCCTGGAGATAGCAGAGGTAGATGCAGAAAATATCCCTTCTGTGATATGCAGATCGGGGACTCCTTCTCTGCCCCCTCACAGAGTAAAGTCGTTTCTGCAGCATCAAAATACAAGCGGGAGCATCCTGGATGGAACTACACCACCCGACGCGATGGCACTGGCGTTGCTTGCAGAATTTGGCGCATCTCCTAGGGCGTTGTGCCTGCAGGGCATTAACACTCGAGCCCACAGACACTGGCTCTTTACAGCCAATCTCTTGACTCGAAGCTACCTTAGCATTAACATTCTCAATGCGCAGACGTGCGCATTGAGGAGCATCATAGCTATGGCAAATGTCACCATCCCCCCAGCGGGCGCAGCAATCAGCAACCACAGCTCTAATGAGCGCCGAACAGACGCAGTAGCATCTCGCGCTCTCGCGCATGAAGCAGCACTTGCAGAGCGTGCAGAGGAGCAAGCTCGCACTCGCCGTGCAGCACTCGACGCCCCCTGGTATACAGAGCAGCTCGACCCCAACAACTTTGGCGCCAACGAGTTCCTGGACCCTCAGCACATCGCGATGTTCAACGGGACGGCCGGAGGCCGTCGCGCGGCCAGCTTTCCCGAGCGAACCCTCGACACCGGCCTTCACTTCAATCCCACGCCATCGGCTCTCAGCCCTAGTGGTGCCAGTGAGCGCGATATCGCCACCCCACTCCATCCCGAAATCCTTACCGACATCATACTCGATCTCTGGACCCCCTCAACCTCTTATGGCGCCCTTGGACAAGCGCTGGGTGTCGCCACCGACGCTCCCCCCTCAATCGCTTGTCCAGCCGAGCCTCCCCTTACAATCTCACCCCCGCTAGATAGCACTAACTTGCCTGAAGTCCCACCGGAGAGTGCGCCGGAGGGCAGCAGCAGGGCAAAGCGCCAAGCGGACTGGGCAGCCCAGGGCGACCCAGCTAACCCCACCACAGGGCAGCCGGCAGGGCAGCCGAAAGATGACGCAGCGCAGAAGCGCCAGCGCGACGAAGCAGCTCGCCAGAAGCGTGAAGCGGAAGAGAAGCGGCAGCGAGACGAGGCAGCAAAGAAGTAGCATTGGCCTAGCGTCCTCCCAAGCATAGGCCTGATGGATGTGTTCAGTTGGCCTTCGGCCAACCTAATGGGTATCTTCACAAAGCGAACACACCCATCGAACTCGTGATTAGCGCCCTGCCAATGGGTCTTGACAACTGTGCATAAGTGTGCCATCATGGCGGGCAAAGGAGTCCCATGCCATGAAATCGCTCACCATAGCTCTCGCGCCGAACGGCAGCTTTAGGCTGCAACTCCCAACCCACTTTGTTGACATCCCAGCAACAGAGGCGGGCATCCACCTTCTAGCTACCACAATCAGGGATTGGACGCAGGATGCCAAAATCGCAACCCCCGGCAGTCCAACCCAGGCCCAAATCCTTGAAGCCCTCAGAGGAGCCTCCTGGGGAGAACCGAAGCAACTCGCAGGGCACTCGAAGCGCCGGGCAGATATTAAAGCAGCAACTGGTGTTGTTGTCCGTCCTGCGAAGAAGGAGAAACACCAGCTCAGCTTAGCTGATCTAGGTCTTTGAACTCGTGATTGGAGGCAGCAGCACAGCCCAATGGGCGCAGGGATCATACTAGCTATAATGTTGTGGCTGAACGGCCATCAGGAGCTTGCGCACTACCTACCACCGAAGCATGACACCTGTTGTGGTTATAAAGGCTGTAACAGACATCAACATTTCTCTGGCCGCTCTTGCGGCATTCCCTGGGAGGACAGAAAGTGAGCATTAACTTTACCTTCATGGCAACTGAGGCGGACATCGTAGTCTACTTTGAAGATGGCAGCTCGAAGAGCTTTCCACCACAGCAAGAGGAGCACTTCCAACTCCCTTCTGGCAGTATGTGTACTTTCAGCTCCACAGCAGGACGCGAAGAGGAAGACGAGCACATGCAGCCACAACCCCCTTCTGCAGAGGAGTTCGCAGAGCGCATGCTGGCTTTCTGGACCGGAATGCTAGATCGCGCTCGCGCAGCCCAGCAACCTTCGGCCGAAGTGCAGCCGGCGAACTCGTGATTGGAGGAGCTATCCCGGTGCAAATCATCCTCGGCCTCTCCGGCCCGCCGAGGGCTGGCAAGGACTCCATTTGCAGCATCATCAGCGAACTGCATGGTGCAGCAGCTATCCGCCGCATGTCAGCTCCCTTGAAGACCATCGCCCTGCAGTTCATCCCCCTCGCTCAGCGCGGAGGAATCGAGCAGCGAAAAGACGACCCCCTCAACTTGCTTGGAACTAGCTACCGAGATCTCCAGATCGGCGCCTGGATCCTCGGCCGAGACCTCATGGGAGAGGATTGGCTAGGCCATCACCTTTTTGACACCATTCGCTATTGCCACTCCCCCCTCATCCTAGTCCCAGATTTCGGCCGCCTTAGTGAAGCAATGGTGCTAGTCCACTCCGGGCTTCGCATTCTCCAGCTCAAAGTGCAACGCCGAGGCAGCACCTTTGAGGGCGACAGCAGAGAAGATTTCTCCATCCCAGGAATCTCCAACACCTTCTACATCTTTAATGATGGAACCCTAGCTGACTTACGCAACAGCGTGGTGCGTGAAGTCATGCCCTGGATTGAAGAGCAATCGAAGATGCGACCTACAGCCCATCCCACCGAGGAGCTGCCAGCATCCCCTTGACGGGCGCTTTGCCCCCGCATATGCTCTCCGGGCTGGGAGATCCCTGTCCCGCACCCCTCGAAATCCTAGTTCCGGAGAGCACCAGCGCGCGAAGCGCGCAACGGAACTCCGAAGCAAATCGGAGAGCACCAGATGTCTAAGCATATCGGCAGCTACAGCGCAATGCACGGCCCAGCGGGCAAAGTGCTCACCGAGTATACAGAGCAGAACATCCCTCTCCTCTGGAACCACGTCGCAGAACGGATTGTAGATGTCCAGAACACCGGAAGCATTTACACTGGCCACATTTCTGGCTACACCGTCAGCGATCCCTTTTTACTAACCGAGGACAAAGCCTTCTACTTCTCCCCCCACATCCCCAGCAACGCCAACCCCTCACTCTCCATCAACACCCTTCCAGCCTATCCCATTTTCGCCGAGGGGGGAGAGGAGCTAGCCGCCGGAGAGCTTGATCCGAACAAAACCTACGTCTTGCTTTTCCGAACTACGATTGCCCAAGAAGGCTCTTTCCCCGCCTTCTATATCCAAAAAGGCCCTCCGGGCGACACCGGCCCCAAGGGCGATGAGGGACCTCCTGGACCACCATCTGGCCTACAGTTCCCCACTGTCGCAGCCCTCTTAGCATCCACCAACGGGCCGCAAGGCGTTGGCTCCCTTTGGAAGGGCGCGAATTTCCACTACCGAGAAGCCGCCGCAGGCGCCACAGACCATCACCTCACTACCGCCGGCGGAGTGAAACTCTACGTACTCCAGGGCGATGATGGTTGGTATAACTTTCTCGCCATGAACCCTGCTCGCGATGGCGTCACTGACGACGCGCCAAAGCTTCGCAAGCTCCTCGCCATCCGCCCCCTTTTCGACCCAGCAGAAATCCCCGGCAGCAACCCTTGGCCAGAAGGCCCCTCCATTCACATCCCGGCGGGCGATTATTTCATGAACTCCGGCCCCTGGGGCATTCAGGTCAAAGCCGTCACCCGCCTCCGCGGGGAGAGCTACAACCCTCCTGGCCACCTGCACGCCACCACCCTGCATTTCCCCGTCGACTGCTGTGGCATGAAGTTCAACCACTTCGACACCTTTGAGAATATTATAGAAACCGTAGGTACCTTCGGCACAGGCGGAACCATCGGTTCAGTCATCGACGGTATCGGCTTCCGTGGCATTCTCACCACTGGAACTGTAGGCAACCCCAATGCACACGGCCTGTGGCTCTGCACCGCCACTCAGGTACGGAATTGCTACATTGATAATTTCAATGGAAATGGAATCCACGCCATTGGAACCAGCATTGGTCAAAGCTACACTCCCTGGACCTCCGGCACTGACTACGCGAGACTGCAGTGCGTAGTAACCGCTGGTGGGACAAAGGGCTATCGCTGCCTCACCGATCCCGGCACTGCTTCTACCAGCCAACCTACTCACACCGACCCTAGTGATCTAACTCCCTATCCCGACGGCTTCGTCTGGCAATACGTCAATCCGCTTACTCGCGGCGGTCCCTCTATTTCCCATTTCCACAATGTCGGTGTAGTCGCCAACCGAGGCAGCGGAATATTCATTGACGGAGGAGACAGTAACGTCGTCACTGGCATTACCATCAACGCAGTTGCCAACGGCCGCCACGGCATCAATGACAGTAATTTCCTCGGCAACACCTGGATCGGCTGCCACTCGCGTGGCAACGGCTGCGCTACTAACGGCGGCAACCCTGCCAACCAATCCTCCATGGTCTCTTTGCAGAACGGACCAGGCGGAACATACAACAAATACTACGCCAAGTTCACTACGACTGAAGCCCTGCTAGCCGCTACCCAGCCCGGTACTGATGACAGTGTTTGGATACCTACCTCTGGCGGCGGCATCAACGTTCCCTTCCATCCCTACTTCCCCGTCTGGCTGCCTGGGCAGCCCGTCGGCACGTATTTCAAAGGCGGAGGATTCGTCGGTGACAATCCCAACGCAAGGAACACCTTCCTGGGCTGCTACCAAGAGGGAGATGAGTCCCCAGGCTTTCTATCTGCCACCTCTATCGCAGTGGGCGGTATTACCAACTGGCAGCCCCAGGGTGGTCACATCCAGAGCAATCTCGGCGTGCTAACCTTCCCCTCTGGTGTTGGCGTGATAGATGAGAACACTAACCGTGTCAGCCTCGGTGGCGATCCCAACAGCTCCGGAACGCTTTTCCGCGCTTTGAACTACAAAGCATGGCTGGAGCCCCTTACTTGGATCTGGCAATACGACCACCCGACGGGTAATTACCAGTTAATAAACGGTGGCTCCTTCATCGCGCACTATCTCACCACCGCCAACACTACGCAAAAGATGGGCACCTCTCGCGCACAGCCCTATCTGATGCACTTCCCGACGCTGGCAATTGGTGGCGGTGGCGCTGCTACCACCACCCGCCGGCAAACCACCAGCAACGCCATGCCAGCCACAGGGGAGTACGCCGCCGGAGATGTTATCTGGAACACCAATGCCGCAATCGACACCTATGTCGGCTGGGTCTGCACTGGAAGTGGCGTAGCGGGCACCACTCCCGCCTGGGCAACTGGGACCAACTACGCTATCCACAACTACGTGCTCGCCACCAATGGCAATACCTACCGCTGCTCTCTCGATCCAGGAGGCTCTTTCCTTTCCACCATAGAACCTTCCCACTCCAGCGGCGAGGTCATCCGCGCAGCAGCATCGGTATGGACTATCAACACCGACTATCCCCAACATGCTTTCATCCTAGCATCGAATGGCAAATACTACCGATGTTCATTCGATCCTGGAGCCACCTTCTCCACCATCGAGCCCACCCACGCCAGCGGAGAGATCACCAACCCTATAGATGGCTACGGCTGGACTTTCGTTGCTAATTGGGCCAACAGCACTAACTACTTCCTCAACGACTGTGTCAAGGCATCCAACGGAAAGTACTATCGCTGCACAATCGACCCAGGGAATACCTTTTGCAACACTGAGCCCACCCACGACGTAGGGGAGATTAAAGTCGCTGACGGCTATGCTTGGCTCCGCCTCTCAACTCTTTGGCTCACCGGCACTGATTACGCTCTCAACGCCTTCATTTTAGCATCCAACGGGAAGTACTACCGCTGCTCAACTGATCCGGGAGCAGTAGCATCCACTGTGGAACCTTCCCACTCCAGTGGTGCAGTCACCGGCGCTGACAACTACGGTTGGACCTTTGTCAGCAATACTACAGACAACTACGGCTGGACATTCGTCAGCAGTGCCGCTGCCACCTTCTTGCCTTTCGGCAAGACCATAGATATGCTTGAAGTAACAGCGGCGAAGAACCTCACCGCAGATATAGATCCACAGCAAATCCTCTACAGTGCCGCAATCGCCAGTGGCAGTGTCGCTCTCGGCCTTAATGTTCCCGCTACCAAAGGCGCTACCTTTAAGATCACCCGCACTGGCAGTGGCGCCGGAGTTCTCAACGTCGGAACAGGTCCTTTGAAGCCCCTCATCACAAATAGCTGGTGTGATGTGACCTACAACGGCACCGCCTGGTATCTCGCCGCCTACGGAACCCTTTAACTAGCATTGACGCGCCATAGGGGCGCTTTGCGCCCCTATACAATTCCATTGACAACTGTCCATGGGTGTGTCATTATGACCATGCGGAACAACTCCGCATGGAGACTCACCACATGCCCATTACTCGTCCGAAGTTCACAGATCCAACCGGCCCGGGAACTTCTGCTTGGGAGCAGTTTGATCTTGCAGTAGCCACCTGGCGGGCGCATTGCACCCCCGGCTGGTCTACCCACAACCCCCTAGCCTATCACAAGTATCACAACCATCGAGCAGCTATGCTTGTGCATCTTCGCAAACACGGCGCGAACGAGGCCGAATGGCTTCGTGACCTGGTGCGGGCGCTTGAAGAGGAGGCCGAATGATGACCACACTCATCGCATCTACCCACTCTTTTCATTTTCGCGAGCACAAGCTCCTCGCCCGCTCCTTCGATCTCGGCGAGGGCTTTGGTGCGACCCTGAATCTCAGCACCACTGGCATCGACGCCCCCATAGTCATCTTCTTTAATGACCTGGGATATACGCAGGATCTCGCTGACGCCATCAACTCAGTCACGCGGGCTCACAGTGATGCTTCTGCGGAGGCCGCGTGATGGCCGACTCTAACGTTCGTATGGTCCAGCGGGCGCATGTGAAGCAATGGCTCTTGCAGTTCGCACCACCATCTGTCATTCGCGATCTCTTAGAGGGGATCGAGGACAAGAATGACCGCCTGATGTTGGAAGTAGTTTATCTTGAACTCACCGGAGAGGAGCTACCACAATGACCACTATCACAGCACCCCTCGTCGGGATGCGCCACCACGAGGGCGCAAGCGAGAAACTTCTCACCCTCGGCTTTGGAGACCCCTTGACTCTAGTCCGAGAGCCGGAGAACGCCTACGATGAGAACGCAATCCAGGTCTTCACTCTCGACGGCACTTTGCTTGGCTACATCGCGAGAGAACATGCGAGCGACTGGGCTCCCGTTTTCGACCTGGAGGGGACTCCCGAAGCTCACCTTACTTTCAGCTCTTCAGGCTACCCCCGCGTGGAGGTGGAACTTGGAGATGAGGAGGAGGCTTCGCCTCTTGAAGAGGAAGGAGACAGTGATGCCATTCCAGAAAGTTAGTGGCGGCAAGTTCAAGTCGCCTTCGGGCAAGACTTACACCAAGAAGCAGGTGGCGCTTTACTACGCCACTGACGGCTTTAAGGAGGCGGGCAAGAAGCCCGCCTCTAAGAAGCGAGCCAAGAAGCGAGCGAAGAAATGAACTGGCACATCCTACACCCTCAAATGACGCCCGAGTGGTTAGGGTTCCTTCCAGGCTGGCTGAGCGAAGCTGACCCTCGTCCAGCCTGGAAGCAGATCCATGATAACTATCAGCATGGAGGAGGATGGGATCCATTCACTGGCTTTAAGTTCAACCCTCAGACCTTCTCTTTGAAGTATCCGGGAGACCCTACTATGCGGCCCCTGGCTCGTGCCCAGCTACGTGACGAAACCATCCTCTTCTACGAGTCCTCCTGGGTGGGGATCATGCAGAAGGATGGCTCATTCGAGATCGCTAGGATTGACTAGCAGCAACTGAACATCAATGAGCCGGCAATCCCGCCGGCCTCCGGAGAACTACAATGACACACTTTCCACCAACTGTTGAACAGCTCGCCATCATGGACGCAGCGCGAAGCAGCGATGCTAATCTCATGATCTTCGCCCTGGCCGGCACTGGCAAGACCACAGCAATAGAACTCCTAGTCCCTCACCTTCCCACGAAGTCTATTCTCCTTCTCGCCTTCAACAAGAAGAACTGCTTGGACCTTGAGAAGGTCTTTATAGAACCTCGAGGAGAGAACAAAGAGCTGCCTCCTCTCGCCCCCTGGGTCGTCGTGAAGAGCTTCAATGCTCTCGGCCACAGGGCATTCGCTTCCGCAACTGGCCGAAGGCTAATCCTAGATGACAGAAAAATCGCCCGCCTCACAACTGCATACACCAAAAAGCTTGGTGGGGTTTCTGACGACGAGTGGGGGAACCTTTCCAATCTCGTCAAGCGAGCCAAGATGCTGGGACTGGTTCCTGCCCGCTATCCGCAGGCCCGGCGCAGCCTACTGCCTGATGACTCTTGGGGATGGGAGAGCGCAGCTGACGCCCTTAACATCGACCTTACAGAAGCTCTCATGGTGGGCGCTCGGCAGATTTTGTGTGAGGCTATTGATCTTGCGCTGGCAGGGACGATCGACTTTGATGACCAGATCTACATGTCGTGCCTCTTCTCTGGCCTCTACCAGAAATTTCACACTGTTATCTGCGATGAAAGCCAGGATATCAGCCACCTTAACAGGCTTCAGCTCATGAAGTCCTGCGGGCAGCGCCTTATCATCGCTGGCGATCAGAAGCAGGGCATCTATGCATTCCGAGGAGCAGATAGCAGTTCTATGCGGAAGATCAAAGAACTGAAGCCGGACTGGATTGATCTCCCTCTTACCGTCACCTGGCGGTGTCCAAAGGTGGTAGTGGCGAGGCAATTAGGCCATGCCCCTCAATACACTGCGGCGCCCGAGGCCCCAGATGGGCGCCTCCTCGACTGGCGTGATCAGAAGCAATGGACCCTGCCATCGGCCGCTGAGAGCGTGATGCCCAACGCTATCCTCTGCCGCAACAACGCCCCTCTTATTAGCCTTGCCTTCTCTCTTATCCGCAAGCGGATTGGGATCAAAGTCCTCGGCAGGGATTTCGGCAAGTCCCTCACTACGCTAGTCAAGAAGATCGCTGGAACGAAGATCCTTGGTGTGGATGAGTTTGTTCCTGCTTTCACCTCCTGGAAAGAGAAGGAGATGCGGTTAGCCAACGCAGCGGACAAGCCAGAGAAGGGAAATCGCGTAGAAGATCAGTACGAGTCCATCATGGCTGTGATTGAGTCCAGTGGTGATATCACAACAGTCCGCCACATCATCTCCTGTCTTGAGCAGCTCTTCGAGGCAGCTAACGGCCAGATCACCCTGTCCACCGGGCACAAAGCAAAGGGCTTGGAGTGGCATTGCGTGCTCCACCTTGATCCCTGGCGCATCCCCTCGAAGTGGGCTCGCAATGTGGAACTGGAACAGCCCTGGCTCATGGAGCAGGAGATGAACCTCCAGTACGTCATTGAAACCAGGGCGAAGGATACATTAATTCTGGCCAATTTGGAGCAATTTGTATGACAGAAGCGCACAGTATTCTAGTTCGCGCCGCAGAGAGCAAGAAGGGGGGCCTGCGCGTTAGCGCAGAGCCCCGCACTCTCGCAACGATATTTAACGCCCTGCGAAGGGAGCGCCAGCGCTACCCTGGCACCTTCGGCCACTTAGTATTCAAGCGGAGGGCTACCCACATCAACATCCTCAACGGGAAGAACATTGAGGACAACCTAGAGGAGATCTTCGATGGACCTAGACCACGCGAGGCTGGTGCTTGAGCACCAGCTCTTTAACTGTCCCCTTGAAGAGCTTTTTAAGATCTATCAAAGCTCGAAAGAGGACCCAGACTCCACCTACCTCGGTATGATCTACGCCATAGGGAGATGGAGGTTTGGCCCTCAGGCCTGGGGAGATCACCACACAGAGTACTTCAAACAAAGGGCTCGCCAAAATGCCGCAGCAGGAATTTCCACCGGAGGCCAGTACAGCAAACGAGAAGCCGCTAAGCAGCTCCTCTCCCTCGCCGACCTGGGGCTCTAGTCCCCAGGCACAGCACATGCAGAGCTGGCAGGAAAAGCTATCCGACTTGAGGAGTGGGGGACTCACACTAGATCTCCCCACCTTAATAGCTCTCGCCCGCACCCACACGCTCTCACTCGAAGAGATGGCAGCGATCCGCAAAGCTTGGGTAGTGCGAGAGTTGCAGTTGCAGCAACCCCAGCTCAAGAAGAATCGAGCTGAGGCTCTCTACGAAGAAGAGAGAAAGAAGCTAGGCCTATGACAGAAGCAACCGCCCCCACTGATGGGCTTCTTCACATTGTGAAAACGCCCATAACCCTACACATTCCCATTGACAGCCCTTTAATTTTGTGCCAAAGTCACCACGTCAAAGCATCGGGGCAACCGCCCCCACCATAGGAAAGGAAAAACTACCATGAGCGAGAATGGAACTAGCGAACAGCGGAGGATCAAGGTTGAAGGTCTGCTCTTCAACGCCCCAGCTCCCTACAAAACCGGCCATGTTCTTACAGAGAACGAGGCGAACACCCTCAACCAGACTTTTGCTGAGAACCTTCGGAATAACTTTGCCAAGAAAGTGAAGTCCGCGAAGGAAGCTGCGCAGAAGAACGGTGGAGAGTTCCCGGGAGATGGCGAGGCGGCTCCGGACGATCTCCAGCAGGAGTTTAGCTCCTACGCCAATGACTATGAGTTTGGCACCCGAGCAGCTTCTGGCGCTGGCGAAGCGGGGCTACCAAGAGATCCTGTGGAGCGCGAAGCTCACGTCATGGCGAGGGATCTCATCCGCCAGCACGCGAAGTCGAAGGGCTATGGCAAGCTGGACGCAGAGCAGATCGCTGGGCTCGTCCCCGGGATCCTCGCGAAGCGGCCAGAGATCAGAGAAGAGGCCCAGCGGAGGATCAGCGCCAAGACTTCGATCACTCTCGACGAGCTGGAACTTCCCGCCCAAGGTGCAGAAGCTACCGCCCAGTAATTGGAGCAATCTAGTTGGAAGAGGGACCCAGTAACACCATGCCTATCCCCCTTCCAACTTCCGCTCATGAGAACCTCGTATCTCTCATGTATCAGGCAGCGGCGAGTCCACTGGGCATCATTGTAGTAGTCTCCAATGTCCACGATGCCAAGGCTATGTTCTCTCAGGCGAGAAGCACCAATGGAGATAGCGCCCTACGGGCACTATCTTTCATCCCATCGCCCTATAGTCCACGGACAGAGCTTTGGATTGTAAAGAAGCGCCAGGCGGCTTTGCCGCCTGAAGAAGAACTAGATACCAGCCTACCGATCGACATCTCCCCTTGAAACAACGCACTAGGAGCCATCTCCACCATGCCACGCCAGGAGGACGAACCAATAGAACGCATTCACATCAACCTCTTCTCAGCCGACTTGGAGTGGCTGAGAAGCAACTACCGAAGGGAGGAATCGGTGGGAGTGGGCAAAGCTGTTCGCACGATAGTCCGCAATAGCGTAAAGAGAATGCAGGATCTACAAGCCTCTCGCCAGAAACCAATCCGGCCACTAGATGACGAGGAGCTTGAAGCACTAGCTGAGGAGGCGCACCAATGACTACCTTTGATCCCAAATGCTACGATCTCGCAGAACTCTTTCTCAGCGATACCAGCTACGCCGGCAACACAGAGATAATAACAGCACTCGCTGCGGAGATTCAGGAAACAATAGAGGACTTTATTACAGGACTTGAAGAGGGAGAAGAGGAGGAAGCAGATGAGTGATAGCCCAGGGGCTTCGCCCCTAGATGAAGCCAACCCGGTGATCTCCATGCAGGAAATAATGTCGCGCGATCCGGAGGAACTCACTCGCGCCGACAGGGACGCCATCGTTCGCACCCTTCGCGCCCAGCGCTTTCAATTCATGCAAGAGGAGCAGCAGGAGAAGCCAAAGAGAAAGAATGGAAAGAAGACCACAGGGCCAATCTCCCTCGCTGATCTTGGGCTCTAGCCAATGCGGGCGCTGTACCCACTCCGCCACGCAAGCCGAAGGGGGTGAGGGATGAGTTCAATCTGTGAGCAAGGTTCGCAGGACCTATGGTTTTGGCTGTTCTGCTTACTGGAGATCGGTATCGTTTTCGGAGCGATCCCGTGGAGATGACCGACATCGCAGAGGTGCGCGCGGCGCTGGAGGAGGCGAGCGCGCTTCTCGCTAAACTGGAACTAGCGTGGTGCATCGACCACACGCTGTATGATGGTCGTGACGTAGAAGTGTGGTGCAGCACCCAATACCTTCAGGCCCTCGCCGCCCTCGACCGCCTGGAGCGGTCAGCAGCGCCGGAGGGGTGGCAGAAAGGCTACGCCAGCATTGGTGAACTCGACGCTGAGACTGAGCGCGTCGCGTGGGCGATCCTGCGTGCGCTCCATGAGAACGTCGCCGAAGTCGAGCGCCCCATGTCGTGGAGTGACATGGACGAAAAGCAGGAGGCTCGCATCCGAGCAGCGGCCGTCGCTGCCATCGCAGCTATTCGCCCCGCAGCAACTCCACTCGCCGCAGCCCCTCCCCCTCCCGCCCGGACAGAGGAGAGGAAGCGCTGGCGACACGTAAACAGTGGTGCGCTCGTAACTGAAATTGGGCGCGGTCTGTATGCATCCGGGGATGGCGTCGATGACATTACGCCAATCGTCTTCTACCGTCACGACATTGGAGGATGGGGCAGCGCATTCTGGGCACGGCCAATCAAGGAGTTTGAAGACGGCCAGTTCGTTGAAGTCCCTCCCACCCGACCAGAGGAGGGGAAGGCATGAAGCTCGACCCGGCAATCGTGGAGGCGGTGGCTCGGGCGTTGGCACGACAACGCTTAGACTTTAACTCGCGACATCGTGAGCCACTAACCCCTGAGCGGTATAAAGCATCTGAGGATGCCGGATGGCCGAACTTTGTCCCGGAAGCCAATGTCGCCCTCACCGCCGCCATTCCCCTGATCGAAGCCGCCGTGCTGGAGGAGGCGGCGCAGGCGCTAGCGCCATTCGCAAGAGCCGCCGACGTTTATCACGAAGAACGCTTTGCGCCATCCGACGAAATAACAGGCAGGTTTGGAAAAATAGTCAGAGCCGAAGAGTTGTGGTGTTTGCGTAACCTGTACACCCGTCTCCGTGCCCGCCCGTTTGTCGCCCTCAAGCCTGCCCCAAAAGCACAGGGAGGGAAGAAGTGACAGCAACCTGGAAGCCAGGAGAGACCTTTAAGAGCGATCACTACGCGCTCTACGACGAGCTGCGTGATGCTGACGGCCTATTACTCGGCTGGATCGAGCAGTTCACAGGACAGGACGAGCCATCACAGTTCGAAGGCGACAGCGGCGATTCCTGCTACGCTTGGGCGCGGCCGCAGAACCAAGACGAACCAATAAACGTGCCTTCGATGGAGGTCGAGTGGTCAATCTTCAAACGCCTCGGCTGCATGCAGGACGTGCCAACAGCAAAGCGTGCCGTCGAGATCGCCGCTGGCGTCCGACCGGAGCTCCCAAAATGACAACCGAGCAGCCATACATGTAAGCACATCAGTCCCCATCCTAGCGCAAAATTTTGAAGGCTCACCACCATGATCTCCGACACAACTAGCCGCAAAGCATTTTCCCCAGAAGTGCCTGGCCTGCAATTCGCTTTCGACAGCGTAAGCCTTGGCCTGCTCAAAGAGTGCCCGAGGAAATACCAGTACACCATTCTCGAGGGCTGGATACCCGCGCTCGAGTCCGTCCATCTCACCTTTGGCCTGCACTACCACAAAGCGATAGAGATCTATGACCACAAGCGAGCCGCCGATCTTTCCCATGATGATGCAGTGGACGCAAGCGTCCATTACTGTCTCACTGCCACCATCACTCGGCTCCCCGATGGACGCTGGCGTCCCTGGAGTTCCGATGATCCCAACAAGAACCGAGCTACTTTACTACGCTCAGTTGTCTGGTATCTGGAGCAATTCGAAGAGGATTCCGCCCGTACTCTTCTGCTTAACAATGGGAAGCCCGCCGTCGAACTATCCTTCCGGTTCGAGATTCCATATGAGGTTTCAGGTCAAAGAGCTATGCTCTGTGGGCATCTAGACCGGCTTGTGGAATTTAACTCCCAGATCTGGGCGATGGATCATAAGACCAGCAAATATAGTCTATCCCCTGAATGGTTCTCCATGTTCAATCCAGATAATCAGATGTCCCTCTACACCTTAGCCTCCCAGATAGTGTATGAGCAGCCAGTCAAAGGGGTCATCATATCTGGCGCGCAGATTCTAGTTAACTTCACCCGCTTTCAGCGTGGCTTCACCACTCGCCACAGGGAGGAACTTGATGAATGGCTCGAAGAAGCCGGCTGGTATATCAAGCTGGGAGAAGCCTATGCTCGCAAGAGCTTCTGGCCCAAGAACGACAAGGCTTGCGGGCACTATGGAGGTTGCAGCTTTCGCAGCATCTGCTCTTCAGCCCCCGCTATGCGAGACACTCTCCTGCAAGCGAGCTTCACCAGAAAGATCTGGGATCCTCTTGAAGTGAGGGGAGATGTGTGATACACTAATGATAATGATTGACAACTCGAATGAACCATGATACATTGAAACCCACAACGGAGCTATCCCCATGCCTCGTCTCACCCCAACAGAACGTATGATGCTCCTCTTAGTCTCCGACTCTGGGATGGGGAAAACAGGAGCGCTAGCTAGCCTCGCTCGCGCCGGGTATTCCCTCCGCATCCTGGACTTTGACAACGGAACTCAGATCTTGGCCTCCCTCTTGAAGGACGATCCAGATGCTATGTCCCGCGTCTACGTGGAGAAATGCACAGATTCTTTCAAGAACGTGCAAGGGAGACTACTGCCTCGCACCCCTCTCGTGGCATGGACTAAGGCCGTCACTTTGCTCTCGAACTGGAAGTCCGATTCCCTTGGACCAGTGTCCTCGTGGGACTCTAATTCCATCCTGGTCATTGACTCCCTTACCCACTGTGGCGAAGCCGCAATGCGATACCACCAGTCTCTTAACGCCAAACTTGGGCAACATCCTACCCTCCCTGATTGGGGGATAGTGCAAACGATGATTAAAGAGCTGCTTGAGATGCTGAAGGATAGTGAGATCAAATGCCAGGTGTGTGTAATTACACATATTGACTGGCGCTGGCGCGAAATTAGGGGCGGGAAGGAAAATCTACAGGTGCTGGGCAGGGAACTTGAGGGTGGATTCCCATCTGCTCCGGGCAACAAGCTACCGGAGAAAGTTGGCTCTTACTTCAACGATGCCCTGCAAGTAGTTTGCACTGGCGTTGGTCCTGCCATGAAGAGGAAGATCACCACAGTCCCGATGGTTTCCCTCGGACTGAAGTCTAGTAACCCCACTGGTGTGAAGAGAGAATACCCCATTGAGACCGGGCTAGCGCAGTACTTCTACGATGTGCTCGGCTCTAACCCATCAGGGGTGAAGCCCCTGATTTCTGAAGCAGCAGAGTAGCTGACTAACTAACTGATGGAGATGAAGATGGCTGATTTTAAGAGCTTACTATCAAAGCGAGTCGATGATGCAGAGCGTCCTGCTATCCTCCCTGTTGGCACCTATGAGGGAGTCGTGGTTGACTACCAGCCGATTGAGAGCAACACAGCGGACAGGACACCCCAAGTTCGCGTGAACATCCGCATCACTGCAGCCTCCGATGGCATCGAAGCGGCGGACTTGGTTGACGCCAAGGGAAAACCTATCCGCGTCGCAGACCGTCGGATGCGCCATGACTTCTGGCTGGATGAGGAGAACCAGTGGAAGCTCTCGGAATTTATTAGGAGCTGCGGAGTGGAAACCGCAGGGCGATCCTTCGGCGAGACCCTGCCGGAGGTGAAGAACGCTCCTGTCTTTGTCCAGGTCAACCAGACCCCGGACAAACAGAAGCGGAACGAAGATGGCTCGCCGATCATCTACAACAACATTGCCCGGCTCACTGGCCAGGCGGGAGCAGGGGCTTAACAGCCCCTTAAGGACTCACGAGTGGTTACGAGCCAGCATAGCTGTCTTTTGGTTTGGATAGCCTGAGCTGAGACAGCGGCCGTTGAAAGGCCACTTGGGGCTGCACTGCATTTGTAGCTAGTTCAGTGCAGCCCCCACTAGTTTCACCCAGACGACTCTCAACGATGAGCCTGGGTGAAGGGGAGAGGAGGAGGTGAGCCTTCCTCTCCCCACCAGCATTAGCATTTTGACTGGGAGGAACATATGCTAACCAACCGATACCGCAGGATCGCTTGCAGCGATATCACTGTGCTACGAGATGAGCGACAGCGCACAGACCTTGTGCTGGATGATTTGCTCCCTAGCATCAAGGCGCGAGGTGTCATCCAGCCCATCGTAGTGACAGAAGATCTAGTGCTGGTCTGTGGAGAGCGGCGGCTTGCAGCCAGCATTAAGCTCGGCCTGCATGATATCCCAGCTCGCTTTGCATCGGAGCTTGATCCTATTGAGCTTCAAATAATAGAGCTGGAAGAGAACCTCAAGAGGAAGGATCTATCTTGGGAGGACCAGACGCGAGCGATAGTCCGCATCCATTCGCTCTATCATAAGCTAGACCCAGAGTGGACCCAGAAGCAAACGGCAGACAGCATTGGCCTCGCCACTAGCACTGTGAGCATGATGATCGGAGTC